TGGCTGCACCAACCAATACCTTTACCTCGGCATCTGCCGTTGGTAACCGCGAAGACCTGGCCGATTTCATCGACCGCATCACCCCGTCGGATACCCCGCTGTATTCGATGATCGCCAAGAACAAGGCGACCGGCATCACCCACGAATGGCAAGTGGACGCCCTGCGCGCTGCAGGTTCGAACGCCCAGGCTGAAGGCGACGACTCGACCGCAACCGCCGTCACCCCGACCGTGCGACTGAAGAACACCACTCAGATCCTGAAGGAAGTCGCTTCGGTTTCGGGTACTCAGGAAGCCGTGGACAAGGCAGGTCGCAAGTCGGAGATGAACTACCAACTGGCGAAGAAGTCGGCGGAACTGAAGCTGGACATCGAGTACGCCTTCACCCAAAACAACGTGACTGCCGCTTCGCCGCGCAAGCTGCGTGGTCTGGTGGGCTGGATGGGCGACAACGTCAACGGCGGCACTGGCTATGTGGCCCCGAACTACACCACCAACGTGGCGCAGACCGATGGCACCCAGCGCACCTTCACCGAAGCGATGCTGAAGGACGTGGCGCAGAAGGTCTACGCTGCTGGCGGTCGCCCGACCGTGCTGATGATGGGCACTACCCAGAAGCAGACCTTCTCGACCTTCACCGGCAACTCGACCCGCTTTAAGGACGCCGACGACCAACTGGCCGCGTCCATCGACGTGTACAAGTCGGACTTCGGCACCTACAAGGCGATGATCAACCTGCAGCAGCGCGCACGTGACATCTTCCTGCTCCAGCCGGACAAGCTGTCCGCATCGGTGCTGCGTCCGTGGGAAGTGTCGGATCTGGCAAAGACCGGCGACAGCGACCGCAAGCAAATCATCATCGAGCTGACCCTGGAAAACAAGAACCCGAAGGCCCACGGCCTGATCGCGGACATCTCGTAATCCAGTGAACACGGCGGCCCCTTCGGGGGCTGCTTTTAAGGAGGCTCCATGACCATCAAAACCTTCGCCCCTGGCACGGCTACGGTCAACATCACTGCCGGCGCTACGACTGCGCCGCTGGCACTAAATTCGAATGCAAATACCGTGCGTGTCGTGAACTCCGGCACGGCCATGGCGTTCATTCACTTCGGTGACGCAAGTGCATCGGCCTCGCTGACTGGCTCGATGCCGATCGCTGCCGGCGCAACTGAGACCTTTACCAAAGGCTCGGCACCGTACGTGCATGTTATCTCTAGCGGCACCCCGACGCTGTATTTCACCGCAGGGGAGGGCCTGTAATGGGCTGGCTGGACAAAATCCTTGGTACGTCGCAGCCTGCACCTGAACCGGCTCCTCTTGCGTCTAGTGTTGATATCGCTGTCGTGGACGATCCGCGCGTGCATCACGAGTATTTCGTCGCGGATGAGCCGGAAAACGGTCGCTGGCCGTGGCTGTGCCGCGTCTACGACAAGGACGGTGTTCCGCACCAGACGACTGGCAGTGAAGAGGCGAGCGAACAAGCCCGTACCGCTGCTTTGGCATGGGCAAACATGAAAAAAGCTGAACTGCGAGGTGCTGCGTGAGTCTCGGACTGAATGCCACTATTCGTAACAACCGTCTAAACACCATCAAGACTGCCGTCGATGCTGGCGGCGCTGCTGGGTTCCTGCGCGTGTATGACGGCGCTCGCCCTGCTACTGGTGGCGCAGCTACCAATCTGTTGGCGCAACTGACGTTCTCGTATCCGTGTGCTCCAACGGCATCCGGTGGCTCGCTGACCTTCTCCGCAATCACCGCAGGCACTGCCGGTAACTCCGGCACTGCGACCTGGTGCCGCATCGTTGACTCGACCGGCGCGTTTGTCTCCGATGGTAGCGTAGGCACTTCGGGCGCCGACTACAACCTCAGCACGACCGCCATCAGCTCGGGCGTACAGGTATCTTGTGTCTCGGCTGTGCTCACCGAGGGCAACCCGTAATGGGGACTGCTGCCACTTGGTACGCGGTATATCAGACGCTAACCGGCGAGCTGTATAGCGTCGGTAGTATCGTTGCTAACCCTTTGCCTGCCGGGCTATCAAGCACGCCGGTCGGTAACAGTCAGCCAAATGGCGTTTGGAATCTGCTTACGCGGAGCTTTGACCCTCTGCTAGAAGATGTGAGTGCAAACCTGGGAGTAGAAATTGGCTGACTGGGCGCTTTCCTCCTGCGAGCGGCAGGAGTTCAGTTTCGTGAGCGTGGCTCGTACTGCGGCTGTGAACGTAAAGGGGGCGTACGCCCAGGTGGCTGCAGCAACCGGCTTTGCCTATAGCTCGATCACGTTGTGTATGTATGGAGCGGGTGGCGGTGGCGATTGCTATCTCGTGGATATCGCAATCGGGCCATCTGGGGCGGAGCAGGTTATTGTTCCCAACGTTCTGCTTGACTCCATGCGAGGCATCCCACACGGACAGGTCAGCATCACACTGCCAGTCGCCATCCCGGCAGGGGTGCGCATTGCCGCTAGAGTTCAGGAAGTCACCGGTGGTACGCGCAACGTCCAGTTGTCAGTCATCGGGCGCGCAGGCGGATTCAATGCCAGCCCATCTGCCGCAGGTGATGTGGTCACCTATGGCGCCAATACAGCAACGACAAACGGAGTCCTGATCGACCAGGGAAGCGTGGTCAACGTATTCGGTTCATGGACCGAGATGACCCCTGCGACGACACGCGCGCACAACATCCTGGCGATTGTGCTTGGAACCAATCAGACGTCGACCGCGAGTAGCGCCGAGTTCAACCTTCAGCTTGCGATTGGAGATTCGGGAGCGGAGATGGTGGTCGCAGAGTGGCGCACTGTTCTTAACGGAGGGGTAACGCGCTTCGGCGTGAACGTTTTCGACATAGCAGCATCGATGCCAGCTGGAACCCGCCTGAGCCTCCGCTCTAAAGCAACGTTAGCCGGCTCAACCGACCGTGTCATGACCGCCATTATTATCGGGGGCTAAATGCCAACATCAAACCAATCTGGCTCGCAAGCAGCCGTCGTCGGCACCGAACAGCAGCTAGGTACCGCCATCACCGCAGGCGGTACTTACGTGCTGGTCATTGACACGTCGAACATGGCAAATGGCGATGTGATCGAATTGCGCGCCAAGACGAAGGCGAAAGCTGGCAGCACTTCACGCCTGGCCTACATGGTGACGTACGCCCACGTTCAGGCGGAGCTGAACAAGTACAGCGTGCCGATCCCGGTCGATGTCGAAATTCTGTTCACCCTGAAGCAGACAGCAGGGGTCGGGCGTTCGTTCGACTGGAATATCTTGAGTCTGTAATGAGCACTCGTTATCTCGCCAGTTATATCCCGACGGCTGCCGCTCCTGCGGCGTCAACAGGTTCACTCGCCGCCGTCTTGGCCGGTGTCGCACTCGTGGCCCAGGTGGTATCGACGGACGCCGGTTCTGTCGAATCGACGTTGGCCGGCGCCTCGCTGGCATCGAGTGGCTCAGTTGGTGCGCAACCTTCTGGTGGACTCGCTTCATCGCTTTATGGCGTCTCGCTGAGTGCTAATGGCGGCCTGTTGGATGGCGGGCAGATATCCTCATCGCTGAGCGGCGCAAATATTGCGGCCTCAGGAGTTGTCGCCCAAAATGCTAGTGGAGCCGTCGCAAGTACGCTTGCCGGTGTCAGCGTAGTGAATAGCGATAGCAACAGCGGGAACGGCGTTCCGGTTGCAGGGGTAGCAAGCAGACCATATAAGTGGCGCATTTTGCGACGGAACTTCACCAATAACACTTCAGCAGGAGCGCAATGACGCAACTCGCAACCACATTCAAGACTCAAGACGACCGCTTGTATGTCGGTCGTTCCCAGGACTGCACGGCCATCGCGGAATACGCCAAAGCGCTGCACAACGAGGGCTATCACGGCTCCAGCGACATGAAGCACGCGGCCAAGATCCCGTTGGTGATCGTTGAGAAGTACTGCAACGAACGCGGCATCACCTTTGAACAGTTTATGGGTGACGACAAGCACATTAAGGCCGTGGTCGAGAATCCCGATAACTCGGTTTTCCGCATCTGGAAGGGCCGGCTGTAAAGAACATCAACCTCTTAACGCCGTGACGGCGCCGGAGAAAAAATGGCAACAAAAGACTACACCTGGCTACAGGGTGCCGTTGCAAGCTTCGTGCACCGCACGGACATTGCGGCAAAGGTGGCCGACTTCGTGACGCTAGCCGAAGATCGCCTGAACATGGACGTTGACAACCGGCTGCAAGAGTCGCTTGTCACGCTGTCCACCGTGGCTGGCTTCCCTACCGTCGCTCTGCCTGATGGCGCGACAGATGTCCAATCCATCTCTATCCCAGGGCAGGGCAGCGTCGATTACCTGGGCGTCGGTACGTTCAATGCCCGATACGACACCGCTCCAGGCCTGCCGCGCCACTACACCGTGATTGGCGATGACATCTATCTCGGCCCGACACCAGATTCCGCCTACGACCTCAAAGTAGTGCTGCGCTCGACCCTGATGCCTCTCGCTGACGCGCCGACTGGTCAGAACTGGCTGATTGCAGCGCATCCGAGCCTGTACCTCGCCGCGACCATGTGCGAAGTCTGCATGTACACCAAAGACACCGCAGCGTTGCAAGTGTGGGAGCAGAAGTACCAAAACGCGCTCTCGCTGGTGAACGGCACCGATAGCAACGTGGCTAGCTCGCTCGCCATTCGTCCCGATACCAAGACCCCATAAGGACACATCATGACCGTTGAAACCGGCACCTCCATTGGCGACCTCGATCCGCAGAAGCCCGGCCCGACCGATCCCAAGTCGGAAGGCGACGACCACCTGCGGCTGATCAAGTCGATCCTGAAGATCACGTTCCCGGCCTTCACTGGCCCGATGCCCATCGCGCACGACAAGGTCGCCAGCATCGACTACGTGAATCAGACCGCGTTCAGCAGCGCGCTGCCGGGCCAGCCGGGTGGCGCGCTCACGTACGAAATCGTTTCACAGAACGGCGCAACCAGTTGGAAGCGCAACGACATCAACAGCAACCCCGAACGGCTGGCACAAGTGCAGGCCGCCGCCCTCTGCTTCTAAGGAACCCACATGGCAAAGACCAACATTGCAGCATTCGCACAGACCCCGCGCACGGCCACTGCCGTTGCCACCGCCGCTGCGGCCAGCATCGGCACCGACGCGCCAACCGGCGTCGTTCAGCTGTTGCAAGCCGGCGCGGATGGCGCGATCGTCACGCGGCTGAGCGCTGAGCCACGCGCAACCCTAACTGGCGCAACGAGCCTCGTCCTGTTCCTCGCCAAATCTGCTGATGCCTACGCGACCATGCGCCTGATCGACTCGGTAACGATGCCGGTTCAAACGCTCAGCACTTCCGCAGGCATCACGAAGACCTATTTCGGCGATTACGCCGAGACCACACCGTTGCGTCTGGAAGCTGGCGACCGCCTGTACTTCGGCTCTCAGGTCGCGCTGGCCGCTGGCATCGTCGCTAAGGCCGAATACACGGACTTCTGATCATGGCCTATCCATACGGTACGCAGAACGGCCCCGCGCTGGGCTTGAGTGCCCCGGGCCTTCCTCGCCGAGTCATGGCGGTCGCCGTCGGCGACACGCTCGGCTTCCCGGCTAAGTTCATCGTCGTCCGAACCGATCAGGTTATTCGGACCCCCGACTGGGCGACCTATGCGCGCATGGGTGCAACGGGGCTCGGGGGCAACGGGGCCAATACGAACAGCGGTGCCGGCGGAGGTGGCGGAGGCGGTTTTGCCGGCACCAACATTTTCAAAGCCAGCCCTGGGGCCCTCATCACTGTGCGCTTCACATCGACTGGCACCATTGTCGACGGTCTCGGCTATCTCCTGACTGGTGGTGCTGGCGGTACGCCACCAGTGAATGGAGTAGGCGGTACGGCTGGTGTTGGCAGCGGTGGTGATATTAACTTCATTGGCGGCGCCGGAGGTACGGCTACTTCGGGATGGACTGGTGCTGGAGGTAGCGCCGCCGGACGCGGCGGCCCAGGACAGGCCGGTGGTGCTGGCAGTGGCACCAACGGCAATGGCTCAGCCGGATGCCCCAGCAGTGGCTACCTTTCCGGGTCAAGTACGGGCGGTAGCGCAAATTCTGTCGTAGCGGTTGATAACCCGGCATTAACCAGCATTGGTCAGCTTAGGCTGTTAGTTGGCTTCACTGGCGGGAATACCGCCAATAACAGCGTTGCTGGAGGTGATGGCGGCGCCGGCGGGGCAGGAATAACAGCTAGCTCGCCCTATACAAATACTGGCGGCGCCGGGTTCGCCCTCCTCGAATTCTGGTAAAGGAAAATCATGATTGACTACAGCAACTGCGTCAAAGTGAAAGATGGCGTCATCACGCGCGAGCCGGTGCCGGAGTTTCTCACCAACTCGCAGATCCCCATCGACCAGATAGCGGACCTCACCTGGATCGGCGTGCCCGAATATGAAGGCTTCGGATGGTGGCCGCTCGAATTCCAGTGGCCGGCCCTGGACAAGTACCAGAGCTATGAAGACGAGGTGCTGACCATCGACACTGCACGCACGGTCGTCGTCTCGACCCGCGCCGTACGTGACTGGACGGCGCAGGAAATTCATGACTTCAAGGCCAACTCGATCCGCCACATCACGAAGCTCGCCTTCCGCAACCGCTTCACGCAGGCCGAGAAGATCGCGTTCGAGATGGCACAAGTGGATGACCCGACCGCGACGCAGGACGTGCGACTGGCCGCTGCCGCCGTGCGCGTGCTGGAGAAGGATCTGGCCGCGAGCGCGTATGCCGATATGAACAACCCTGCCGTACAGGACGGGCTTCACCAGCTCGAAGCGATTGGTGTTCTAGGCGCCGGTCGTGCCGAAGAAATCATTTGGGGTGACATCGAGCCCTACGAGGTGCCTTAATGCCGAAAGTCTCCGTGCCAAACGCTGGCGCAATCGGCGTCATCAAGGACCGGCCCGCATACGAGCTGCCGCTGGGCGCGTGGTCTGGTGCGAAGAATGTGCGCTTTCTCGACGGTGCCGCGCTCCAGTTCTTCGGTCAGGGCCAAGTCTACGGCGCACCTCTGGAGGCACCGCAGTATCTACTACAGGTGAACGTCGCGGGCTCGCGCTATTGGCTGTACGCGACCGCTGGCAAGGTGGCTGCCGTCACCAACGCCAGCGGCAGCAGCGTGCACACCGACCTGACACACGTAACGCCCCGCACCGGAACCGTCAACGCCTGGAGTGGCTACGTGTTTGGCGGCGTGCCGGTGCTGAACGCTGGTGATGGCAAAGCGCCGATGTACTGGGACCAGAACCTGACGCACAAGTTTGTCGATCTGACTGCATGGCCGGCGAGCACTTCGTGCAAGGTGCTGCGCCAGTACAAAAACATGATGATCGCGCTGAACTTGACAAAGGCAGGTGTCAACCTGCCGTACATGGTCAAATGGTCCAGCCTTGCGGTAGCCGGTGCGTTGCCCTCGACATGGAATGAAGCCGACGCAACGCAGGATGCCGGTGAGTTCGATCTGTCCGAGGGGCAGGACTCCATCATCGATGGGTTGGGCCTGAAGGACAGCTTCATCGTCTACAAGGAATCTTCGACGTGGGCGCTTGACTACATCGGCGGCGCTTTCATCCTGAAAAGCCGCAAGGTTTCGGGCATGAGTGGCCTGTTGAACATGAATTGCGCCGTTGAGTTCGAGGCGGGCTTCGGTACTGCGCATCTGGCGGTGACCGGCTCCGACATCGTGATCCATGACGGCTTCAGTGCGCAATCGGTGCTGGACAAGAAGGCGCGCCGGTACTTCTTCCAGAACCTGGACACGGCCAACA